ATAATTGGAGCTAGGGTTTAAAGTGCATACCAAGGGGAGGGCATAGCATGGCCAGCAAGACCAAAGGTGATACCGCAGTCGCTCGCACACCGCTCGATCAGCCAGATCATGGATACGGCAACTATGGAGGGCAGACACGGCAAAAGGTGGTGCTCGATGACATCATCGCGTTCATGATCGAGGAGGTCGAACGGATCGATGGCGACGAGAGCATTAGTCGTGGTGAAAAGACCAAGCGCATCGCGCGCCTGGCGCAGAAGATCAAGACGAAACTATACGAAGACGGTCGCAAGGCTCCCGAGGATAAGCTCAAGGCCTCGAGCTACCGCCGCTACCTGACCAGGCTGCGCAACGCTGTCCAGGCGCAGAACTGGCGGCACCACTCCATTGAGGAAACCTGTCGGCGCATGGCCAAGCACTACCCGGAGTACGCCGAGGACTTCCAGACAATGGCGGAAACGACCGACATTGTTCCCCTGCGCCTGGCGTATCGAGACCTGAAAAACAAGATCAAGCGAGGCGGCACGAACGCTGCCTACCTAGACGTAAAGGCGATGAAAATCGATCACGAGATCATGCGCCATTTGAGCCTGCCGACGTTGACTCGTGACCAGATGGCCGAGCACGCAGCCGCTGTTCTCGAAAACAAGGCGGTAAACACAATCGACATCGGCTATCACTGGTACGTGCGCACAGCCGCCGAAATGCTCGCATCGAGCACCTTTTCCCATCTGGCCCTTGGAATCGCCATGGTCACCGGGCGACGCGCGTTCGAGGTGCTGACACAAGGCCGTTTTAAGAAGGCCGGCGAGTTCGAGCTCGAGTTCAGCGGCCAGGCTAAACAGCGCCTGGGCGTCGACTATGACTCGAGCTACCGAATCTATACCCTCGTGGCCGCTGACATCGTCCTCGATGCTGTTGATCGCATGCGCCGGTTGCCAGAGGGTGCGGGGTTGCAGGGGCTCGATGCAACAGAGGTGAACCGCCGCACAGCCAAAACCCTGAATACCCTTGTCAAACGTGTTTTCCGTGATGAATCACGGGTTTTCAAGGACACGCGGGCGATATGGGCTCGAATCGTTTTCGAGACCCACTTCACCCAGGACCAGCGGTGGGCGAAAAAAAGCGCCGAGGTGTTCTGGCGGGAAATGCTCGGCCATGAGGATCTCGAAACCCAGGAGAGTTACAAGCAGTTCAAGGTCCAGTATACGGACGAGGAAACGGTCGATCAGCCCAAGTTCGCGAGCCGCCTCGAGGGTCTAAATTCTCTTGACGAGCACCCGAAAATCAAAGGCCGCGCAGGGCTCGAGCGTATCCATGAGTGGGTTAAATCGGCGATCGAGGCTGATCCTCTCGTGAAGATCAATCAACGCGCAATATCTGTAAACGTGGGCAGCTACCGGCCCAACATCAAGGAGTATCTAGAGATCGCGGCTGACGCGCTGGCTGTGCCGGCGCACGCGGTCAGTACAGTGGCGAAAGTCCCGCCTGTGGTGGCCAAAGCCAGGCCCCATATTACGTCGCATCGAGCAGAGGACGGGGAGTGGGTTGCAGTGGCCAGCATCAATGGGGTTGAGGTCGCGACCGCGAAGGATGCAGACCGTATGGCGGCGTCGCGTGAGGCCTTTAACCTCGCAGTGAAGGCCTAAGAGGCAACACCTCCGCCCCTCCTTGGGCTGGCATTACTGCCGCAGGCGCTAGCCCGGCAGTCCCTTCTAGGCTGGCGCTTTCTTGGTCCCCTCCCTCGAGGATCGCGAGCGCCCTGCCGATCTCGTCCCTAATCAGCCCGTTCGTTTCCATGACCTGTCCAAGGCGGGCATCCGGGCCAACCTGAAGCATCATGGCCAATACTGCATCTACTCTGCGCAGGAGCTGCGAGGCCCCGTCGATTCTATCCAGCGGTTGCATTATAGGTCGTCCCTCCCTACTAGTGGCAATGTAATGCCTGTATGAGTATACAGTGTAATACCCTTGACGCTTCGGGAGTAGATGCAAGACGCCGGCCGGTTTAAGCATCCCGGCCAGCGCCTATGCTGGCGCTAATCCTCCCGACCGACGGTGGGTCAATCCCGATACGCGGCGAGCGCCCGGTCTACGTGCTGCAAGATGAACCGAATGTGCGCACGGTCGGCGCCATCACTCGCAAACCCGTTGCGGACCTCCGGCTCGAGCTCCTCGATCAACCTCGACAAGGAATTACCGAGCGGTGCGGCGGCAGAGCGGGCAGCGGCATAGATACGCTCGCGTTGCTCGAGTGAGGGATACTTTGCATCTGGTTCTATAACACCACACTGCAAAGTATCCCTCGCGTCGAGGGTAACGGCCGGGGCTGCGGAATCTGTAGAGAGCCTCGGCTCGTGTGGGCATGGGTGCTCGTGCGTAGTCAACGAATGCACGCCCTTGGCCGCGCGCTGGCGCACATAACCAGTGATGAAAGACCAGTCGTCGGCCTTGATGCTATGCAGCCATCCGCCCTTGCTCTTGCGTTTGCCAACCTCGAGGCCCAAGCGTTGCAGGATGGACTTTACGACTGTTGTCGGGCAGCAGCGCTTGGCACCATGCGTCACGATCTTGCCCAGGTTTAGGGCGTTGTACATTTCTGTCGACGCTTGCGTCTCGGTGATCTTGGCCAGTACCTGGCGGCAAGCATCCGAGGAGAACTCGCCCACGCCGGTCATAGGGTCAACGCCCAGGATCTCGAAGACATCGCGCAGGAAGGCCCGCGCGGGCGCCTTGAAGCGCGTTTTCGTAAGGGTGGTGTTTGCCTTGCGCTGGGCGCGATCGAACGCGAGAGCCTGCGCCTCGGTCGCCTGCAGCAGCTCGAGGGCGATGACCTTGCGGATACCGTTGTCGTCGTAGAATGCGACATCATCCGCCCGGATGGTCTCAACACCGAGTTGGTTTTCGATCTTGTACCGGTCGATCCTGGCTGATTCTGCTTCGCTGCGCACGTCCATCCGGTTGAGCCTGACGAACTCGTCGTCGCTCGGAGTGGTAACGCTGTCGATCAGTGCGAGCCGCTGGGTGAAGACGAGCTCGCCGGCACGCTTGCGGTTTTTGCGCGAGAGCTTTGCCAGCAGGGGGTCGCCTGCCATGCGTGCGACCTTGTAGCCGTCCGCATAGAGCATCAGCAAGAGATTATTGGCGAAGTTGTTTTTAGCCAGGTTCTCGGTGGCCAGGCACGAGAGGTAGAGCTCGTCGAATGCGGTTTTCTTGCGCCGGAGAAGGATGTCGTCAGAGGTTTCCTCATAGGCGCACGAGATGTCATCAGCCGCCAGGAGACCGCGATAGATAGCCTCGCGGTCTGTATTGCGCTGCACGCTACTGTGGCCAATCCCGAGCAAGTATTTACGGGCGGTACGATCGCGGCGAAGCATTTGCACGGCATCACTTGGGCCTACCGTATTTCCGCTGAAAAGCCCGATATGGTACTGGAAATGGGGGGTAGTCATCGATACGCCGGAGCTGATCGCAGGCGAGTAGATCAGCACGTCATAATTGACTGCTTCGTCGCTCGGGTTTGCGAGGAAAGACTCGACCTCCGGGTCTGACTTGGAGTCGCGATAGATCAGCAGGAGGCGCTTTTCGGGGTCCTTTTCCAGGGCCAGCACCGCCAGCTTTTTCGCCTGCTCGGCGGAATCGCTGGCCACAAGCACCCGCTCACCTGCGTTTATCAACTCGAGAGCCTTTTGCCATACTTCGTCGGTATCGCCGAAGCGTACCTCGACGTGGTCCATGCACCCGTCTATTTCGATGATGGTGATCGGCGTGCCCGGGCATGCCTGCTCGCACAGGCTGATAACGGAGTCGTTCGCATCGGCATCGCACAGCAAAACGCGCTTGGCCTTAGCCATTGCATCGAGCATGGTGTCCATTACGCGCACCGGCCCGTCAACCGGCCCGCTGGTGATATGCCGAACTACCTGGCTTGCCTCGTCAATGCAAAGGGTTTCAAGGGTGGTAAACCAGTTGCGCTCGGTCGTGGTGTTGTAGAACTTGGAGTTGGTAATCGAGTTGACGCAACAGGCCATGTGGGTGACGTCGCGCAGCTCGAAGCCCATCACGTCCTGATAGTGGCGAATCTTGAGGCGGTTCGCGGCGTCGTCCATCAGTGTGATGCGGTGCGCCAGGTAACCGGCGCGCGCTGAGTTTCGCATCACTGGGCCGATCAGTTTTTCAGTTTTGCCGCTGCCCATCGGCGCGCGGGTGATGATGCACCCGTCGAGGGACTCGACCAGGTCCGCGACGTGATCGGGGATCAGCGTCTCGCCATGCTGACCACGGATGCCTTTGATCTTGATGTGGCGGACGCCTGGGCGTGCAAGGGCTGCGGGTGAAAAGCCGCGCAGTTGCTGAGCCTCGTTCAACTTGATTTTGGCCAGCCAGAGCGCCCGGCGCTTGATCTTGAAGACGTTGCCCGAAAAGCCAGCCGGCAAGCGGGACAAGACCATATCGATAACTTGCTGCGTGCCGTACTTGATAGGCGCCTGCAACATGCCGGCGCTCACGGCCGTAAGCGCGGCCCGCTCGTCTGTGGCCTTGCTCACGGCAACGCGCTGGAGGCAGTACAGGAAATAGTCGCTCTCGGACTTTATCGAGCAGAGCGAGCGCAAGGCCTTGGACGTGGCTTTTAGGCCGTGTCGCAGGTGGTAGTCGTTCCAGTCGGTCGGACCTTTCTCGGTGCGCAGTGCTTCGGCTACTTCCTCGGGCGTCATGCCCGCGTAAACGAAGTCGGGCATTTGAGAGTGGTAGCCGAAATCGCGGTGGACCTCGAGAGCGACCAAGTGTCCGGCGTTGCCGGCCCGAGGCTTCCACCGGTCATTATCGGCGGCGTTGATGATCTTGAGCTCTGGGCAAAGGCGCTTGTACTTGGCCAGCACCTTTACCAAGTTGCCGGCGCTGAGCGTGATAATCACGGCAACGTTCTTTTTCGCTGCGAGCTCTGCAAGGTAGATGCTGGCGCCCGTTGCGAAACCCTCGGCGCTGTAGATGCGGTCGGCTTTCTCGAGGCTGCCGAGGATGAAATGGAGACCGTCCATTTTAACGCCTGTACCCTGCATCTTTTTGTCAGCGTAGAGCCGCTGGATACCGCCGAAATTGCCGTGGATGTCGAACAGTGGAATGGCCGTAAACTCGCCCATGCGATCGCGCATGCGCTGCAAGCGGCAGTGCTTGGCCACGTCCCCGATTTGTTTCTTTTGCAGGTAAGGCGCCGTTCCGTCTTCGTCGCCCAGGACCTCGACCGCGTCAGTGGCGGGCCGCCCGTTACGGTCGAGAATGCCGAACTCGTGACGACCGCCTTTGAACCAGGCCGCCTCGAAGGCCGCCAATTCAGATTCGCGGCGAGCGTGATTCTCACGCTCTAAGCGATCGGCCTCCGCCTGGCGCTCGGCGCGCTTGGCCGCTTTCTCGGCTTGCTGTTTCTTCCAGCGCTCCTGCTCGCCCGATGGCACTATGCCGCCCTGTAGGCGGTACAGGTTAAGAAGCGCATCCCAGCCGCTCCAATGGCTGGCGCCGACGACGTGGTTATTGTTGTTGAAGGTAAGGAACGGGAGCTCGACCTCGGGACCGTCGTTAAGCCGGATCTTGCGCAGGTCCGCCCAGGCAGCCAGCTTGCCCCTGTGCTTTTTCTCCGTGGGTTTGATCTTGCCCCGGTACTGCGACAAATTTGGGTTTGCCGTGAATCTCACGGCATTGCAAATTGACGACCAATCGAGCCCGACGTCTGCCGCTGCCGCGTTGATCTCGGCGTAGCAGTAGTCGACAAGGTCCTCCGGTCTGGAGTTGAACCGTTCTTGATAGAACGCCGCCAAGGCGTTCGGGTGTTTCGTGTCCATTCTGCCCCTATGCGTAAAAACGCAAAAGCGCAAAAACGCACTAGCTTGACTCACTCCCGGATGACCCTAAACTGGCGACGTTGAAGAAGTATTTGCGCCGTTTGCCTTTCGTGATGCCTGCCCGCTAAAACAGGAATCTCGATACAACAGGTGGATGGTTGTGGGGTCATCCTTTGGGGTGGATCAAGCGAAAAGGCCGGGGCTGGTAACCCCGGCCTTTTTGCGTTTGCGCGAAAAAGAAAACTAGCGGTCGAGCGCTAGTCTATCCGTTTCTCTCTATTCAGTGAAACCGCTTTGTCTGTTTATCGAATCAGGCCTCGTGCCGTCCTCATTGCCATGCCTATCACTACCCCAATCGCGCGAAAATTGCCATCGATTTGCACGACCGGAAACTGCGGATTGAGGGCTTGCAAGTAGAGCTGCGACCCACTCTTGACCAGCTTTTTAAAGGTCGGCGCGGTCGGGTCGTCGCAGTAGCCGACGACGAAGTCATTGACCTGGGGTTGTAGCTCGGGGTCGACAAAGATCAACGCCCCGTTGGGGAACGCTGGCCCGGCCGGTGCGTGCATCGACTCGTCATTAAGGCGCAGGTAGAAACCGCGTCGGCTCTTGCTGTCGAGAGGGACCTCCCACGGCGTACCGCCTGGAAGCCTTGAAATATCAGGGTTTTGCAGCCAGTCAACGACCATTTCCCACGGCAAAACGGGCGCGCGGGTGGCATGCTCCGTTGGCGCCCTGGCGACGTCGCTGCCGGTGCTTTCTTGAATCAGTTCATCGATCGTCGTGCCAAGCACCGTGGCGATGGCGTGCGCCTTGTCGATGGTGGGGTTCGACTTGTCCTTTTCGATGTCGCTTAGATAACCGGTATACAGCGCGCCCCCGGTTTCGTCGCAGACACGTTGCAGCGTCCAGCCCAAGGCTTGCCGCCGCCGCTTGACGGCGGGGCCGATGTTAATTGGCTTTCTCATATGGACGTTGTCCTCCTTGCACATATTGTCCGCTCTGGATGCTGTCGACATCCACTCTCTATACGGGAATTGTCTTGCAATTTTTTCTCTGTATATCGAGAATGTAGACAACTCAACATCCCCCGCATTCCGAGAAAAAAAGCTGCTATGAGCCGCAAGACCGAAACCGAGATCATCCTCGGGCATACCGCGCACTGGTTCCAGAACTCCGAAATGTCCATGGAGCGATTCGCGCACGAGCACCTTGCTCCTGCTCTCGAGGCCCAAGGTTTGATCGAGGTCCCGCCCACTGCTGAGAGCGCTGACGAAATCATTCGTCGTCGCAAGGCATGGCGCCAGCGCGTTGATCGTCTTTTCAACGGCGCGCAGCCCTTCCCGCTCGAGTGGAAATGGACGTGGGTAAATTGCGTTTCGGAGCCTTATCGCACCGAGATCGTCAACGATCTGCAAATCATGGCCGGCATGGTGCCTGTTTTGCGGCCCTCCCTGCGCTCGATCAACGGCGTTGAGTCGACCAGCGCGCGGATTGCCCAAGTGATGATCGAGTGCGGCCAGTTCTTCGAGGCTGCGGCCGTGCCTGCGCAGGATGGCCGGTACTGCCGCCAAGACCGTGATGCAGCGGCCGAAATGATCGAGAAGGGTTTTGAAGCGGCGGGTGCCATCCTCGGCGAGCTGGTCGCTCTGGCTGCCGGCGCTGGCGTGACACTGCCGACCGGTCCCCTGGGCGGCGTCGTCGAGGTGCTCCATGGCCGGGTCTGACATCAAGCCAGGCAAAGCAAAGCGCAAGCGCCCGGAGCGTACTGACGCCATCCGCGAGCAGGACCGCAAGCGGCAGAAAGCCGCCTCCGAGCGTAAGGCCAAGCGCGCGAAACAACTCGGCGCCCGATCGTTCAAGGGCGAACTGTACGGGGCAACGGCCAATGAGTTCGACGTCATTTGCAAAGAGGCTGATGCCGAGCAAATGGAGCTCATTACAAACACTATCCATCGCCTGTTCGAGTTGCGCCAACGTGACCCGATCGCGTTTGCAGCGATGACCAGTCACGAAGCATTGCCCGAGGTGTGGCATGGCTGACTGGCTCAAGGTCTTTCAGGTAGCGCCAGGCGCTGTTGTGGTGCTGGTCAATGAGCAGGGCGAAAGCCCGGATTCCCCGAATTTGATTATCCGTTCTGAGCTGCGCTATCGCGGCCGTCAGATCGTGCAGTCGCATTTCCAAAAAAGCCCCGAGGAACTGGCGAAAAACTTCGCCTTACTCGACATGGATAAGGCCGCGCAGTGGGTCATCAACCTGCCAAAAATTTGTAAGCATGGAGGGCTGAACTGTGGCCGATGAATGCGACTTCGCTGCTGATATGGAACTCAAGGCCGCCGATGCGTTTACCGCCGAACGCCTGGGCCGACTGGATCGCCTCGCACACGCCGTTTCGGCGGAGGTCTGCGAGTGCGGTACCGACATTCCTGCTGCTCGCCGGCAGGCCGTGCCAGGCGTAACGCTTTGCAGAGATTGCCAGGGCCTCGCCGAGCGTCGCGGGGTTGTCCATGCCCGTGCGTGAAACGCTGTCGATCGGATGGTCGGGGCCTGCATCGGTCCTGCCACAAGGCGGGCCGTCGTTCGTGTTGGTCGACGAGTCAGCCAGCCCACGGCCGGTCGCCAAGGCGCCGAAGGTCAAGCCCCGTACTGTTGACGCTCAAGTCGTCAGCTCGATGCGCGACCTTGTCTTGGCCTCGTTCCTCGGCTCGTCATTCGCGGAAGACCGCGACAGGCCAGGCCCAACGCCCTATACGACCGAAGGTACACGCGATTGCCGTCCGGCTGGACTGACTGACGCTGACCTCAAAACGCGCGGTGCCGAGGATCTCAAGCGCGTTACCACACGATTGCACGCGACCGAGACCCGGGCCAAGAAGAAAGGCGCCGTTCTCCTCGGCCCGTTTGCCTATCAAGACGCCCACGTCATCAAGGCTATCGGTGGCCTGGCCCCTGAGTATGGGCAGTGGTTGCGCTACGCCTATGGCGACTCGTTGCAGTGGGACGACGAGCAGGGTGCCGTCGTCGCCCTCTGGAAGCGTGCCGAGCCGCTGTTCGGCAAGGTACAGGCCAAAACCCTCAAGAACATTCGCGCCCTAGCTCACCTGGCCATTCAAGCCGGAAAAGCGCGCATGAATAGCGGCCGTGAGATTCACGACAGCGAAAAGTTAATGCAGTTGCTGCAAGTGAAGCGCGGCAACTATGACGTCCAGTGGGCGCCCCGGTGGAAGCTCTACGCCGAGCAGGTAGAGAGACTCGACCGGGACGCCCTCGAGGCTCTGGCAAAGGCCCTGGGCAGCTTTGACTACGTTATCGACGGCCGAGGTGTCGGTCCTACAGGTGAAGAAGATGAATCTGATACAAGCACTCAAGCGGCGATTCGCGCGAAAAAAAGCACCGGTCTCGGCCTCCAAACCCGAGAGGCCGCCATCCTTCGCATATCCGGCGAGCTCCTCCCAGGGGGCGCCCTCGACGTCTGCCAGTGCACCGATATTCGACCCCCTGCACCCGGCCAATCCGAATGGACTATTCGCGCAGAGTCTTGCGCAGACTGCGATACAGGAGCCATGCCTACCGACTGGCGAGAGCTCCTCGAGTGGTCTGACCCGCTCGAGCGTCGATTGGGGCGACTGCGGGGGCAGTTGGTCGGGCGGGGACTCGTCCTCGAGCTCGGCAGGCGATTCGTCGAGCCCAAGTAGTTACGACTGATGGCCTGCATTCATTGCGGCACCACTCCTGTGCTGCGCAAGGACACCGCCACAAGCCGCATGATGATGATCTGCCCCGAGTGTAAGGCTCGGGGCGACGTCGCTTTGCACGAGGCACGCGCGCGGATGTCCTGGGAGCTCGTGAACGACGACACGCTGCCCCGCCATGGCTGCCGGAATGGAGCCTACCCGCGCTTTATCCAAGTCGACGGAAAATGGGGTAGTGGCTGCAAAGCCTGTGGTTTCGTTGATACAGGTTACGCCAGCCTAGAGGGCGCTATCGCTGGGTGGATGCGCGAAATCCGGCACGCATAGGCGTAAAAACGCATTTACGCAAAAACGCAAGGAGTTTGCATGTTCTCGATTTATGGGCGGATTCGCTCGCTACGCAAGCGCTGGATGCTCTCGAGGTTCAGGCGCTTGCATAAGAAAATAAGGTGCCTTACTGAGGCGCCCGGAGTCTGTTTGTGTTCTATGTGCTACGAGCCGATAAGGGCCAAAGTCAGTACCCTTCGGGGTAAGGCGCATCTGTTGCAGGTGCGGATAAATAGGCTTTCCCCCGGAACTCTCCCTGTCCGACCAGTGTGCTAAGCGCATGCACGCACGCTTTTGCGTAAAAACGCAAAAACGTAAAGAAACAATTAAAAATGGCCTATAGTGTAGCGACTCACACTATGGGCTTTTTTATGGGCATGAAATACAAGGGCGGCACTGGCAGTCTCGCCCCAGGCTTGATTCTACCGGCTGACTACGAACGCGAGTTGCGAAAGTACCTGGTCACGATCGAGGACGCGGCAACGATCACTAATTGCTTGCTGGCCACTGAGCGTTTGATAGGTGCTATCGATGGCCTGGCAATAGCGGGGGCCCTGCCTGCGGACGCGCTCGAGAGGCTTTATCTCTTGGCTGATAAAGCAAGCGCGGAGCGCATATTCGAGCTGCAATAAAGACGTAAAAGCGGGTTAACGTTTTAGCGCAAAAAAAATGGACGGGGGTATTGCAGAATTTAGATAAATCGCGCACTATATACATGCTGTCATAAAACCGATTAAAGCCCGCCATGTTGCGGGCTTTCGCGTTTCTACACGCCGGGAAAGCCCGGCCACTATCTTCTGAGCCCCGCCATCGTGCGGGGCTTTGTCGTTTCTGGAGGCCCGAACATGGGCAGGGAAGTCGTCACCACGGCTGCAAACGTCTCGCTTGGCACCGAGTTCGCGAAGGCCGCACCGTTCGCCGCGAGCGTGGTTATCGGTGGCCTCACTGCCATGGAATGGGCCTATGTGCTGGCCGCTGCCTATTCCGCCTTATTGATCGTCCACTTTGTGGGCAGCAAGTGGCTATTCCCGCTTTGGCGGCTTATCAAGGTGCGTCGCGGCAAGGGGGTCAAATGAACCTGGTGCAACGCATCGTGGCGACCGTGACGCTCTCGCTCACGGCGGCGGGGTTCACCGTCAACTCTACCGGCCTTCCGGCCCCGGTCGAGCGTGCTGCCATCATGGCCGGTCTCATGATCCTCACGCCGGAAATGGAGGGCACCGTCTATAACGCCTACCCGGACACGGGCGGCGTCTGGACGATCTGCACAGGGCATACAAAGGGTGTGCGCCGAGGCGACGTAGCAACCCCGGAGCAATGCGCGCTCTATCTGCGAGGCGACCTAGCCGGCGCGGTCGACTACGTCATGCTGCATTTTCCCGAGGCGACTATCTGGCAAAAGATCGCGCTTGCCGACTTCGTCTACAACCTCGGCGCACCGGCACTTCGCAAGTCGACGCTTTACAGGCTGGCCAAGGCCGGCAAGTGGCTCGAGGCTGCTGACCAGTTCCGCCGCTGGACGTATGTCGCGGGCCTTGACTGCCGCGTACCGGCCAACAAGTGCCAGGGCATCCCAACTCGCCGCGAGCTACAGCGGTCTCTCTTTCTGGTGGGCTTATGACTCGATTCCTCTCGGCCTTTGTCGCAGCCGTGGCCGTTCTCGCCTGGGTCTATGTCGCTGGCTATGCCTCTGGCAAGTCCAGCGAGCAAGACAAGGCCAAAACGGCCGAGGTCAAGCAACTGCGCGAGGCTTTCGAGCAGGGCCAGGCGCTCGGCACCGTCCGGGACGTTGTAGTTACCCAATACGTCGACCGCGACCGGGTCATCTACAAGACCGGCAAGACCATCACAAAAGAGGTTCCCGTTTATGTCACTCCGGCCGCTGATGCTGCCTGCGCTCTTACTCGCGGCTTTGTCCGGCTGCACGACAGCGCCGCCGCAAACGTGCTTCCCGGACCCGCCCGGGCTACTGATGCAGAGCCCGCCCGGGTTGCGCTCTCTGCCGCAACCGAAGTCATCGCCGACAACTACACAACCTGCAACGCCATCCGAAACCAGTTGATCGGTTTGCAGGAATGGCAGCGCAACGCCAAAGCCGTATTGGAGGGCAAAGGCCATGAATGATGCCGATCGTAAGCTCGAAGAAAAGCTCGCCGACCTGGGCCTGCCAGGCCCTCGGGTAACGCCTGCCATGGTCGAGGAGATTCTCGCGACTGTCACCTACAGCACCCGCGTCGTGGAGGGCACTACCAGCACTATCGCTGTGGCTATCCTGCCGAGCGGTTTCGTGCTGGCAACGGGTATGGCGGCTTGTGTTGCCCGCGAGAACTTCAACCCGGCGCTCGGCGTAGAAAGGGCTATCTCGAAAGCCCGCGACCTGGCCCGCGAGGCGATCTGGCAGCATGAGGGCTACCGCCTTTCGCAAGCGCTTCACGAGGTCAGCACCGGTAAGGCGAGCGCTGCGCTGAGCCAGATCCGAGCTGTTCTTGGAACGACGGCTGTTGAGCCTCGGATGACTGTTGAGGCTTGGGCGAATCGTCATCGGCATGACATCAGCCTCCCCCAGCGCTGCGCGAACGGGCCGCACCTGATGCATTGCGGCGCGCTGGCCGGTAGCGCTGGTAGTCATGACCATAGCGGCTTTATGTCGCGGCAGGCTCTCGAGCGTCCGGTCATTGGCATGGAAATGACAGTCGATGCGGCGGTGCCTGCTGACACTGTGGCGGTAATGGTGCGGGATCATATGGCAGCAGTCATTCGCACAGGCTCGCAGGATGCGGGGGCATCGGAGTGAGTCTGTCGTGGTTTTGTCGTATCCCTGCCGCCACCGCTGCGGCCCTGGATGCGCTAGAGCCCGAGGAGCGTGACAGCGTCCTCGAGTCTCTCGCGCGCCAGGTCCTCGAGGAGACGACCGACAGGTTGATCCTCGGGCAGCCCGGGCGACGTCCCCCGGTCGGCCTGATGCACCGTCTTGGTGCGCCAGCCCGTCTTGGGTCCTCCCCGGGCGCCCTCCCCTTCACGGGGCGAAACACCGCGAGATTCGCGCGTGTTTGAGTGATTTTTTGCAGTCCTTTCTTCAATACCCCGAGCCGTCCGCCTGGCGACCCACTTGACCGTGAGGCCAACGGCGGCGCGGCTTTGCGTATTGACGCAAAAGCGCAAAAACGTAAAAACGCTAAGGACCAAAAGCGTTTTTACGTTTATGCGTTCTACTCGATAAGGTCCTTTCTCCATGGGCAAGATTATCAGCAGAAAGGAGCTGGCTGACCTGATCGGAAAGTCCGAGCGATGGGTTAGCAAACTCATAGAGGACGGCCTCCCAGTCGCAGGCGGCGGCGGCAAAGGCAACCCCCTGCAGATCGAAAGCGAGCAGGCGATCGACTGGCTTATCGCTCGCGCCGCGCACGAAACAACAGACGACGAAGACGACGAAGACGGTGCCCCGGGCAGCGCAAAGTCAGAAGACCGACTGCTAAAGCGTGCGCGCCGGGAAAAGCTACAGATCGAAATCGACGCGGCGAGGGGGCGTCTCGTCCCGATCGAGGCGGTTATCTCCCTGGCCACCAGTATCGCCGCCGTCTATGCCACCCAGCTCGACTCGCTGCCAAGCCGGTGCGCCTCTGACTTGGCGGTACTAGATGATCCTGCCCAAATCCGAGCAAGACTATTTGAGGAAACACGGCGAGTCCGGGGAGCTACTGCCGACCGCCTTGTACAGCGCGCACAAGCATTCGCTACGCAAATTGACGGCTTCGATTCATCACCAAGCGATGATGGTGGATGCGCCGCTGCCGAGGGCGAGTGATGAATGGGCGCGCGCCAAGCGTGTGATGCCGCCAGGCTCGCCAATTCCCGGCCCGTTTGATCCCGACACAAACCCCTATATGAAGCCGGTGGCCTGGGCGTTCGCTCAACCCTGCTTTTCCCGGGTGGTGTTTGTCATGGGAACGCAGATGGGCAAGTCGGTGACGATGGAGAACGTCATAGGCCAGCGCCTGGACGAAGACCCGACGCCGTGCCTGTACGTCGCGCCGACGCGCCCTCTGATCGAGAGCACGATCGAGCCTAAATTTATGGCGATGTTCCGCGAGTGTGCATCGCTGTGGAAGAAGCTCGATCAGGCGATCAGCACCAAAATGACCAAGTGGTTTGCCGGTGCGAAATTCCGTTTCGTGTGGGCAGGTTCACCGACTGAAATGTCGGCAGACTCTGCCGGCCTGGTGATGGTCGACGAGGTTGATCGGATCGTGAACACCAGCGAGGGCGACTCGACCGAGGTTATCGAGGCCCGGGGCGATGCCTACGCAGACTCGAAAGTCGGTTACACCGCAACGCCCACGCACGGCAAAGTAGACCGGCGTGAGGACTCACGCACAGGGCTTTATCACTGGTCTGTGGGTGACCCCAAGGCGATCGGTTCGGCAGTCTGGAAGTTGTGGCAGAGCGGTACGCGGCACGAGTGGGCGGTCCCCTGCCCTAAGTGTGGCAAGTACTTTATCCCGTCATCGCATTTGCTCTGGTGGCCTGGGAAAGATAGCCCCGAAGAATGCACGCCCGACGAAGCGTTTCGCCATGCTCGGCTGCAATGCCCGGGCAGCGGTTGCCAGATCGAAGACAAATGGCGGCCCTGGATGAATAAGCGCGGCGTTGCCGTCTCCCCCGGTGAGTCCATCACCGCCGACGGAAAAATCGTCGGTGAAGCTGATACCGCGGGCTTTACGACCTATTCGATATGGGTCTCGGGACTGTGCTCGTTTGCGGTGAAAAAGTCGTATGGCTTCCTCGCGAAAAAGCTGCTCGCCGCAAAGCTCTCGGGGTCCCCAGCGAAGCTACTGGCCGTATACAACACCGGTTTCGGTGAGTGTTATGCCGACTCGGGTGACGTGCCGAGCTGGGAAGAAGTACGGGCGATGCGCTGGGGCTATCCTGAGCGCTCGATCTTGCTGCCGCCGCTAAGGATCTATTGCACGATCGACGTGCAAAAGAACCGACTCGTCTACGTTGTGCGCGCCTGGTACGCGGCCGAAAGCTCTGCGCTCATTGAGCACGGCGAGCTATGGGGCGAAACCGATCAGGATGCAGTGTGGGAGCAGCTAAGCGAGCTGATCGATAGCGAGTACGACGGGCACTTTATTTCCGAGACTGGGATCGACATCGGCTATCGCGACGACAAGGTTTACGCCTTCATTCATGCCCACAAGGGCCGCGCGGTGGCCTTGCGAGGTCGTGAACGGCTCGGGATGTTCTACCGAAAAGAGAACGTCGAACAGAACAAGCAAGGCAAGGTGCGTAAGCGTGGTGACTCCCGATGGGCGTTTGATTCCCCAATGGCTAAACGGTGGGTCCATAGCCGCTTTGGCCGGCCCGATGATCGCTCGGGGTTTTGGGTGCTGCACCAGCAGGTCACCGACGACTACTGCAAGCAACTGGTAGGCGAGGAGTGGCGCGAGGGTGAAGGCAAGTTCGCCCAGGTCGGGGAAAACCACTACCTCGATTGCGAGGCTATGCAATATGTCATGGCTCGTCGCGACAAGCTCGATCGCCGCAAAGGCGGCGCGCTCACGCTCGCGCAGTTCAAGCAGGCTATCAGAGTCGCCCAGGGCGACGCCCTCGAGGAGCCGGCTGTGGTCGCCTCGAGTCCAGCCACGCTCGAGCCCTCCTCGACACCTGCTCTCCCGCCGCCTGTAGTTGAGGCGCCCAAGAAGCGCCCGCGTTTCAAAGTTAAACGGAAGCTCTGACCCCATGGAACCAAAAAACTTGATCGCTGGCGACTCGGTCGCCTGGGTGAGGATGGCGGCTGCCTACCCTCCCGAGGCGGGCTGGGAATTGCTGTACGTCCTGCGAGGGGCGGCGTCGCTCGATATAGCCGCGACAGGTGGGCCGGAATATCGGTTCGAGGTCTCGTCCGCGCAATCCGGCACCCTTTCAGCGGGCATATACCGCTGGGCCTGTTACGCCAAGCGGGGCCCGGAGCGGCTCACCTTGGCCCGAGGCGAAATCTCGGTGGCTGAGGATCTTGCCGAGGCGGTCGACCTCGATACTGCCGGCCATGCGCGCCGAATGCTGGCCATGATCGAGGCCGCGCTCGAGAAGCGAATCCCCAAGGACCAGCAGAGCTACGAAATCGACGGCATGCGCCTCGATCGTATTCCCATTGAACGTCTCGACGCGCTGCGCACGAAGTACCAGCGCGAAGTGGCCAGGCACAACAACCGTCGGCCCATGCGGCGTCGGATCTATCCGAGGCTTTGAGTATGAACCTGTTCAAGCGAGCACTAGGGGCTTTGGGCGGGTCGCCCAGGCCTGCGCCGCCTGCGCGCGTCGAGCCTGTGCTGTCCAAGGCGCGCGGACAGCGAAGTTTCACAGCGGCCAAGCGTGGGCGGTTGACTGATTCTTGGGACTTGCGCAGCAGCCACGGCGATGCGAACCAAGACATCTACCGCGACCACACCACATTGCGAGCCAGGGCGCGCGAGCAATCGATCAACAGCCCCTATGCCAAGCGGTTTTATCGGTTGCTCAAGCAAAACGTCATCGGCGCGCACGGGATCGCTTTGCAGTCTAAGGCGGTGCTCGGCAATGGTGAGCCTGACCGCAAGTCTCGGCGCTTGATCGAGAAGGAATGGAAACGGTTCTGCAGGCGCGGCAACTGCGATGTGACTGGAACGTACAGTTTCACGACGTTCATGCAACTGTGGGTTGAGTGTCTGGCGCGTGACGGTGAAGTCATGGTGCGGCTGTTGCGCAACTGGCCGAACCGGTGGGGCTTTGCTTTGCAGATCCTAGAGATCGATCGCCTCGACCTTGACCTAAACAATCTGCTCGATAACGGCCACACCGTTCGCATGGGTGTAGAGCGCGACAAATGGGAGCGCCCTGTCGCCTATTGGCTCCTCAAGCAACACCCGGGGGACATTTACCAGCGCCCCGAGGAGCAGTACGAACGGGTGTTGGCCAGCGAGCTGATCCACACGTTCGAGCCATGGCGACCGCACCAGTCGCGCGGCTTTACATGGACGCACGCCTCGGCAGCGGAGCTGCACCATCTTGACGAATACCGCCACGCGGAGCTGGTCAAGTCGGAAATGAGCGCGAAGCTGACCGGCGTGCTCGAGCAGGATGCAGAGTGGATGGAGCCCCCAGGCGATGACGAGGAAGACGTCGAGCTCGAGGAGCGGATCGAAATCGGCGCTACGCAGGTGGTGCCCTACGGCTTGAAGTACAAGCAGTTAAGCAGCAACTCGCCGACGCAGTTTGCGCCCTTCACCAAGCAGAGCTTGCGCGGGATCGCTGCGGGCTTTGGGCCGAGTTACAACCGCCTGGCGCACGACCTCGAGGGCGTGAGTTTCTCGTCATTGCGAAGCGGTGAGCTCGACGAGCGCGACTTCTACAAGAACACACAACGGTTCGTCATCGACTCCATTCTCGATGACATTGGAGCCGCCTTTCTGTCCATGGCCACCCTCAAAGGTGCGCTCAAACTGCCGCCGCGCCACGCTGATCGCTATTCCGAGCTGTGCTGGATTCCGCGCGGCTGGGACTGGGTCGACCCGCTGAAAGACTCCAAAGCCGCAACCGAAAGCATCAACAACCGCACCAAGACGCGAGGTTACTACCTGCGCCAAGGCGGTATTGATCCAGACGACCACTGGGAGGAGCTCGAGCGCGAGGAAAAGGAAATGCGAGCCCGTGGCCTGCTCCCTCCCCAACAAAAGGAGGCGACAGCCGATGCAGTCGACGCAGCCCTCATTACCGCCGAGTGACCAAAAGCCGCTTAGCCTGGCGATGGGGGAAAACAGCCGCTCGATGATGGCCGGGCCAGGTAGCCGATCGATGGAAGTCGATCAGCAGACCATCGACCTCGAGGCGCGAACTGTCGAGGTTTCGATCTCGAGCGAGTTCCCAGTCGAGACTGAGTTCGGGTTCGAGATCCTCGACCATACGGCGAGCTCGATCATTTTCACCCGCATGCGCGATGCGCCTTTGCTGATGGACCACGACCGAGGCAACCAAATCGGCAAGGTCGAAGCGGTCTGGCTTACGGACGATCGGCGCCTACGTGCCCGCATCAGATTCTCACGCCACGCTCGAGCCGAGGAGGTCTGGCTCGACCTCGTCGACGGCATCCGCACGAACTTTTCGCTTTCCTACTTCGCGCATATGGCCAGGCCAGAGCGCGAGATCGACGGCGTTCTCTACTACCGCGTTGTTTCCTGGGAGCCCTACGAGGTTTCCAGCGTTTCCGTGCCCGCTGATCCCACGATCGGCTTCGGCCGGTCCGCACCAAACACACACACCTTTACTATCCGAGGCAATTCGATGTCCGCTGAAAATCCCGGTGACACCCCGGCCAAAGTCGTTGACCCGGCCCTGGCCGAGCGCCAACGAGCCCAAGATATTTATGCCCTGGGCGAAACCCACGGCCAGCGAGAGTTGGCCCAAAAAGCGATCGCTGACGGCACCAGCGTTGACCGCATGCGCTCGCTGTTGCTGGCGCACCTGGCGCCTAGCGCTGCGCTGAGCGCTGCACCAGCGCCAAGCGGCAATGGTGAGCTGCCAAACTTCATGCAACCCGGCCAGAACATGCGCGAGCTCGGCCTCCAAGACAAAGAAATTCAGTCTTACTCGCTGATGCGCGCCATCAACGCCATGGCCACCGGCAACTGGAAAGAAGCCGGTTTCGAGCGTAGCGTCTCGCTGGCCATCGCTGATGCCTCGAAAAAGCAGGCGCGCGGCCTGTATGTGCCGCACGAGGTTGTGTTCTCGCGCCAGCTCGAGAAGGCAACCCCGAGCAAGGGTGGCGTTTTGGTCGATACCGACCTGCGCGTCGACCAGTTCGTTGACGTGCTGCGCAATAAGGCGATGATCGGCCGTCTCGGCGCTCGCGTGCTGAGCGGTTTGCAAGGCGACCTGGCCATTCCGCGCAAGACCAGCGGTACCAACTTCTACTGGCTCGCCAGCGAGAACGCCGAACCGGACTTTTCCGACTTCGACTTCTCGACCATGGCCCTCTCGCCCAAGACCATTGCCGGCGCGCTGGCTGTAACCCGCCGTCTGCGCCAGCAGTCGAGCATGTCGGTCGAAAACCTGATGCGCCAAGACATGATCGAGGGCATTGCCGTTGCCATCGACAAGGCGCAAATCAGCGGTAGCGGTAAGGATAACCAGCCGCTCGGCCTGCTCAACCAGATCGGGTTGCCAGGTGCCACCTACGACGGCTCGGTTGACTGGGGCCATATCGTCGATATGGAAACTGCTATCGCAGTCGCTAACGCCGACGAATCGGGCATGGCCTACCTGACCAGCCCGACCCAGCGCGGTTCGGCGAAGAAAACCCAAGTGTTCGCCAACACTGGCGAGCGCTTGTGGGACCGCGACAACACCGTCAACGGCTACAAGGCCTACGCCACGAATCAGGTGCCTAGCGATGCCTGGATCTTCGGCGACTGGTCGCAAATCATCACCGCCCTGTGGGGTGTGATGGACATCAACGTCGACACCGCGAAGTTGGCAGGCAGCGACGGCCTGGTGCTGCGCGTCTTCCAAGACGTCGATACCAACGTGCGCCGCTTGCAGTCGTTCAACGTGCTGCGCAAAGCGGGCGCGTCCTCGTAAGCGTCGCGCTGCGGGTATGAATGGGGCTTCGGCCCCTTTTTTTATTCACGAGAGAAAGTGATGAATCAGGCCATTTCGGCAGCGTTGTACCTGGTCGTCTTGATCCAAGGTGCATTCGTGTCCGGCAAGCACTATCCGGGCGATACCCCGATTCGGGTTACGCGCAACGACCGCAACACCATGGTAGCGGCGGGCGTTGCCCGCGATGCGACCGAGCAAGAAATCCAGCAGTTCCAAGGCGCCGAGGGGGTCGCCTCCGATGAAACCAGTGCATCAATCGAGGCTGCGTCGGCCCAACTCAAGGCGCTGGAAGATCAGCGCGACGAAGCGCAGGAGGTCGTCGCAGGCCTCGCCAAGCAGCGCGACGAGCTACAGAGCGAGCTCGTAGCGCTCGACGCGAAGCGCACGGCGCTTGTCGCCGAGGTGGCTGGCCTTGAGAAAAAGGCCAAGGCGGCTAAGGCCGGCTCATGATCGGCGCCGATGACCTGGCGGATTTCTACGATCCCGAGGAGTTCGGCTGCGAGGTGCTCATTGTGGGCAGCGGCGGTGGCCAGCCTGCAAAGGTCCTGGGCATGTGGGGCGAACCTGCGGCCTTTGGCCTGATGCTGCGCCAGGGCACCAACGTCGGCGCCGCGCAGATCCGCGCCAAAGCCAACCAGCGCATGTTGCAAGTGAGTAACGAGGACGTTCCCGTCGACTGGCACTTGGCCAAGGTCATCGAGAGCGATCGTGAGTTCTCGATCGCCGAGGTTACGCCCCACGGTCGGCTCCGGTCGCTGATGGTGCTGGTGCCCTACGGTGACCGCCAGGCGCGCGTAAAGGACCCTGCACAAAATGGCTGGCTTCCAACTCAACCTAAGCGTGACCGAGGCGATACATCGGGTTCCTGAAATTTTGAACGGGCTACAGCGGGATCTTGATCTCGCTGCGGCTCGGGCGCTGCGCAAGGTGGCCCAGTGGCTACGCACGCACAGTACCCGCGAAATCGCCAAGCAACTTGGCGTCGTTCAAAGCCCGGTTCGCCATCGCTACAACGTCTTTACACGCGCCTCTGGCAGTGAAATCAAAGTATGGGTCGGCCTCCAGCCGATCTCGGTTCACTACCTGGGGCCGCTTCGGCAAACCAAAACGGGCGTCTCTGTGAGGCACCGCACCTACGACGACGCATTCATCGGCCAGATGAAAAACGGTCCCGAAATGGTCTTCCGCCGCAAAGGTCGGGAGCGGTTGCCGCTCGAGCGGGTAACCGAGGATTGGGAAGGGCCGGCGCTGGGCGTCCTCGAGCGCTGGGAAAAGCGGGCTATGGAGCGTTTCGTCGACCTGTTCGAGCAAGAGGCCCGGAATGTCATATCAAGAGCTCAACAAACCGTCTGACCTGTTCTTTGCGATTGGTAACGCGGTCTTGGGCGCCGGCCTGGGCGTGGTCGTAGGCAACTACGACGACTTTTCAGGCGAAGTCGAAGACGCCACGGTGCTGATCGAGATCGAGGGCACGGCGCCGGCTCTGCGTGGGAATGATGGCCGGCACGGTCACCAAGTGTCGGTCACGCTGCACGCGGTGGTCGGTCGGTGGCGCAAGCATTCATCGCTTGAGGCGGTCAACCTGGCCACCTGCCTCGAGCGCCTGGCCAAGGAAAACCGCTGGGGCCTCCCTGGTGCGCAATGTGGCGTACCCGAGGATCAGCACAGCAGCCCGTCGATGTTTCAGGTCGGCGCTGGCGGTTATGACGCCTGGTGCACGCGGTTTACGCAGTGGATCAGCGTCGGCAAACCGTTCATGGAAGATCCAGAGGTGAATGGCTCGCCCCTGGTGGCGTATGCCTGGGAGGTCACCAGTCTCGACGACCCTGCCCAGTACAAGCCGATCGAGGAGGCCTGGCCATGATGGACCTTATCGACCAGCACATCAGGAAACTGCTTGGCCCGCTTGTCGACCGCCTGCTCGAGGTCGAGCAGGAGCTCGAGGACTTGCGTCGCTGCGGCGAGGGCGCCATCCGCATCGGCACGTTTGACGAAGTGAACCCGGCTACGGGCCGTGCCACTGTCAGCCACGGCGAGCTAAAAACGCCCTCTGTGCCCTACTTCAACCCTGCAGCCGGCAAGGTGAGCGAGTCGAGGCACCCGTCCAAGGGCGAGCAATGCTTGCTGTTGAACTACGGCGGCGGCGACAGCGGCAAGCAGACCGTGGCGCTGCCTGGCATCGGCTCGGCAGCCTTCCCGCCTGCGTTTTCTGACCCCGACGTCACCGGCCGGAAGTATCCAGACGGCACCACCAGTAGCTACGACCACGCGACCCACGCCTACACCTGGCAAAACGGGCCGTTCTCGATCAAGGCCGACCAGCTCGGCGTTGAAGTGATGTTCGGCGCGGTGGGTTTCAGGCTGACGCCTGCGGGCTTCGTGCATATCGGCGGCCGGGTGCTGCATGACGGCGTAAACATAGGGCACACCTGATGATCGGCATTGATCGTTCTACAGGAGCGGCTGTAGACGATTGGCAGCAGTTCGTACAGCGCGCCACGAGGGCACTTACCACGCCCAAGGGGACGCGCGTAAAGCGGCCTGAGTACGGCACAACGCTCGTTGACCTACTCGCCAAGAACCTCGGCGACGACACGCTCCTCCTGGCCCAAAGCGCGGCCATCGAGACCTTTTACAACCCGGTCAACGGCATTGACGACTTTGAGCCGAGCGTCGTCATGGCCACGCGCCGGACTGACGGCCCTGGCCTGCTACTTAGGCTATCGGGCACCTGGCGTAACCGAACGATGAACTTCGAGGTGATGACCCCGTGAGTATGCTTATTCCTGGGCAAAACCAGCTCGCTGAGCCGGAAGTCGTCAAGGTCGAGGCCTTCGAGGTGCTGCTACAGCAGTTCAAGGCCTTTCTCGTCGAGTATGTGGCCGCCAAGGACCCGACCACGGCGGCCAAGCTGGAAGTTTCCCTCGCGAACGAGTCCGAGCTCCTGACGGTGATGCTTGAGGCTTTCACCGTGCGCTTGCAGACGCATGCGCGGGACTACAACGCCAAGATCAAGCAAGGTCTTGCGTGGTGGGCTACCGGGACAAACCTCAACGCGCGGTTGGCCGATGTTGGACTCGAGCGCCAGGTCCTCGACAAGGGTGACCCTGACGCCTTCCCGCCAGTGGCCCCGACAGAGGAGTCGGACGAGGCGGCGCGCTTGCGGTACTACCTGGCGCCGCATGCGCCGGCAGCGGGCTCGCGGATGCAGTACCGGCGCGAAGTGCTGACGCTGGGCGGCCGTGCTGACGTAAAGGTCGACACGAGCGCCCCGGGGCAGGTGACGGTGACGTACACCTTCGATGACGCTGGATGGGCCGCCAAGGTCAAGGACGGGAACGCGCGGTGCCTGGTGCCAGGATCTGGCCGGGTTTACGTCACGGTCCTCGGCCGCGATGGTGACGGCACGCCTTCTGCGGAGCTGCTCACGGCCGTGCGTGGGCATTTCGCTCGCAACGACGTCCGGCCTGAGACCGACGAGGTGGTCGTCCAGGCCGCGACGATCAAACGGTACAAGATCCGCGCCGTGGCTTACATCAACTCCGGGCCAGATGCGAGCCTGACCAAGGCAGCGGCCACCAAGGAGCTACGTGACTACGCCGAGAGCTGCCATCGCCTCGAGGCGCGGGTAGAGCCAAGCTGGATCGACTACACGCTACACAAGGCGGGCAGTGTCCGGCTTGAGATTCTCGAGCCGGCCACACCGATCGTCACAGCCTACAACCAAGCGCCCTACTGCACCGACATCGAGCTCGAGGTCAGAACGCTATGACGATCGATGTCGACAAGCTGCCTCGGTCCTTGCTGATGTCGAGCACGCGCCTCGAGGAGGCGATCGACATTGGGTTCGGCATGTTCCTCGAGCGGATTGTCCCGCCGTTCCCTGAGCTGATGGACCCGGTCGAAACGCCGGTTGAGTTCCTGCCCTACCTGGCCGCCGACCGTGGCGTTAGTGAGTGGGACCCGAATGCGAGCGAAATCGAGAAGCGGGACACCGTGGCGCTGTCCTGGGCAACCAAGCGCCAGGCCGGTACAGGGCTTGCGCTCGAAAACGCTGTCCGGGGCCTGCAACTGACGCCAGAAATCACGCCTTGGTATGACTTGCAGCCCAAGGGTCGCCCCTACAGTTTCGAGGTGCGCGCCTTCGCGGATGGGGCTTACAGCGCCGAAATGGACGCGAGGCTCGACAGGCGCCTCGCAGACGCCAAGAGCGAGCGCGACACCATCACCGTGACCATCGGCCAACGCATCGTTGGCAAGCACTACATCGGTGCCGGCTCGGTCTGCTCCGAGCTCTGCACCATCCTTCCTTACTCGCTTCCAGGCTTGACGCTGGCCAGCCCCACTTACCGGGTCGTGGTCACCTGCGGCACCGAGAAGACGACCGTTTACCCGTTGGAGTAAAGCAGCATATGGCCGCTGAGTATTACACGATCCTCACGAACGACGGCATCGCCTACGAGAACGATCGAAAGGCGAAAGGCCTGCCAATCAAGTTAACGAAAATGTCGGTCGGTGATGGCAATGGATCGGTCTACAACCCCGACGCCCGGGCCAAGGCGCTCAAGCGTGAGGTATGGCGCGGGGACATCAACTCGATTTTGCAGGACATCGACAATCCGTCCTGGCTCGTTCTTGAGCTGACCCTGCCGGACGAGGTCGGGGGCTTCTACGTGCGAGAGGCGGCCGTCTGGACTGACACGGGCGTCATGTACGCCATTCTCAAGTATCCAGAGAGCTACAAGCCGGTCCTGACCTCGTCCGGCGCGGGTAAAGAGTTCTACCTCAAGGCGATTTTCCAGACCAGCAACGCGGCCAACGTGGTGATTCAGGTCGACGAAAGTATCGTCAAGGCAACCCGGGCTTGGGTCGTCGACTATGTCGGCCAGGAGCTCGCGAAACTCGACGCCAAGCAGTCGGTTTTGGTAGCGACCACGGCAAACATCACGTTGAGCGGTGCGCAGACGATCGACGGTGTAGCGGTGGTGCCAGGTGACCGCGTTTTGGTGAAGAATCAGAGCGTGGCCAGTCAGAACGGCATCTACATCGCCTCGACAGGTGCCTGGGCGCGGTCGCCCGATGCCAACACCAGTGCCAAGGTCACGCCCCAGCTCACGGTGGGCGTCGAGCAGGGAACAGCGAACGGCGACTCGTTCTGGTTTGTGCAAACCGACGCGCCGATTAACCTGGGTACCACGGCGATCTCTTTCGCCATGTTCTACGGCCGTACGGGCGTTGCGGCCGGTTCCTATCAAAAAGTGACCGTCGATGCCCAGGGTCGGGTAACCAGTGGTTCCAACCCGACGACGCTGTCCGGTTTCGGCATCCTCGATGCCTTCACCAAGGGCGAAACCTCGAAAGCGATCTCGGAAGCAGTTGCGGCGCTGGTCAACTCGGCACCTGGTACGCTGGATCAATTGAACGAGTTGGCGGCGGCCATCAACAACGATCCGAACTTCGCTGTAACCATGCTCAACGAGCTGGCCAAAAAGGCGAACCTGGCCTCGCCAAAGTTCACAGGCGCGCCAGAGACGCCGACCCCGCCGACAGGCAGTGCCGGCTTGCAAGTTGCGAACATGAGCGCTCTAGCCACGGCTGTAGCCGCTTCGGCTCGCCAGTTCAAGACGGCCGTTATCGGGGTGAATACCAACCTGACGTTGACTGCCGCGCAGATGGGCAACGCCGTACAGTTCAACGCTGGCCCATTAACGCTCGCCCTGCCGGCCGTGGCAGACGTGGGCAACGGTGCTTCGGTAATGCTGCGCAACCCCTCGGCAACCGCAACGCAAACCGTCGTCGTCGCGTCGTCAGGCTCTATCGTCGACGGCGGCTCGACCGTTGGCCAGATGGCTATCAAACCGTTTGAATGGGCAGAGCTGGCGTCTTCGGGTTCAGCCTGGTTCGTTGTTGGGCGCGGTAAGTTGAAAGAAGTGGCTGAGATTGATTCGCCCAACTTCGCAGGTAAGCCGACAGCGCCTACTGCGCCGCCGGGTACTAACACCGAGCAAGTAGCCACAATGGCGGCGCTGTTGCAGGGGATCATGGCCTACGGTCTGGGTAGTTCGGGCGTGCCGACTATTACAGACTTCGATGCGCCGAACGCCACAGGGTTTTATAAGGCTTTCGGCAATGCGAACAGTTCGCCTTACCCTAGTGCGGTGGGCACGCTGTTGCTGCTCAATATTCAGTTCTCGACTTCGACATGTTTGCAGCTGGTGGGGGTTGCTACGCAGACACAAGGGAACATGAAGTTGTACTGGCGTTCCCAGAGCGCAACTTACTGCGAATGGCGAGAGGTCAGCGCTACTGAATCCCCTAGCTTTACAGGCAGGCCCACTGCACCTAATGCAGATCCTACGGATACCTCGAATACATTGGCGACCATGGCCAGTGCGAGGAATATGCTTGCGCGCTTCGGCTTGGGCTCCACGGATGGCGGCAAAGGGTTGCCGGACAATATGGCCGGACTGGCTTCTATGCCGTCCGGTAACTATTACTATCCGCAAGCCATCTCGCCATACTCTGATTACGCCTTTGTTCAGCGAATGACCTACGCAGGTAGTCGCGGCTTTGAGATTGGCAACATCCCTTACAAAGACCGGTTCTTTGGACGGGCTAGTAACCAGGATGGAACTTGGCGCGACCCAATCGAGTTGGCGCCATTGGATTCCCCGAGCTTTACCGGTACGCCTCGGGTACCTACTGCGCCGGCTGGCACCAATTCAACCCAAGCAGCTAGCACCGCCTTTGTGGCCGCGCTTGCAGCATTGAAGGCGGATCTGGCCAGTCCGGCCCTAACCGGCACTCCCACGGCGCCGACAGCGCCCAAAGGAGCTAAAACGGCCCAAATCGCCAACACTGCGTTTGTTCAGGACGCTATCGCGCAGTTGGTAAACGCGTCTCCTGCTGCGTTAGACACCCTTAGCGAACTTGCAAGCGCGCTGGGCAATGATCCGAACTTCTCCGCCACCATGGTCAACGAGCTGGCCAAAAAAGCAGGATTAGCCAGCCCTGCGTTAACAGGCAACCCAACCGCACCGACCGCGCCTATTGGAGATAACGATACCAGCATTGCGACCACGGCGTTTGTCCAGGCGGCAATGGGGTTATTCGGTATTGGCAGCGCGAATCCTGCCAACGAGGCGGTAAGCGACATTGCAGGCCTGACGAAGGGCGGCTTGTACATGTATGCGGTAAAAACGCCGGGGGCGCCCACGGATGCGGCTGGCGTAGTGCTGCATATGCCGCGCGACAGTCGGCCGACGCAGATTGCGGCCGACTATGTCGCGAGAAAGCTTTTCGTGCGCTACGCAACTGGTACTGGCACATACACCGGCTGGACCACTTTTGCCATGTTGGAGTCGCCCAGCTTTACGGGAGAAGTATCCGTAAAGGGCGCGAATGTTCTGCGCTACATCAACGATGCGGAGTCGTACGGACTTATCAATCGCGTGGACAGCGGCAGCTTTTACATGCTGTTGACTGACAATGGGAACCCAAACGGTAGCTTTAACGCACTGCGACCATTCCAGCTGGACTTCGCTACGGGGCTGCTGCGATTTGCGCACGGTGCCACTGTTGCCGCGCCGGCTGATGATGACAACAGCACGCGTGCGGTCAACAGTGCCTGGGTCAAGAAAAAGGTTGATATGGCCGCTCCAGTGGGCCAGGTCGCGCACTTTGCTCGAAGTACTCCGCCGCCTGGCTGGCTCAAGCGTAACGGCGCGGCTTATTCGCGCACTGTTTATGCAGACCTGTTCGCGGAAATCGGAACCAAGTTTGGTGCCGGCGATGGCTCAACCACGTTCAACGTGCCTGACGACCGCGAGTTGATCGATCGAGCTTGGACAGACGGGCTTAACGCTGCTGACTCTGGCCGTGTGCTGTTCTCAACCCAGGCTGGCCAGATCGAATCGCACAGCCATACAGGCACAGCGATATCAGCGGGTGCGCACACGCACGTCATCACGAACTTGCGTGAATTTGTGCCGCCTGTGACCGATGGCAATGTAAACGCGGTATATGGCGATCAGGTTGTTGAAGGCACTAATAACACGGCAACCGCGTCTGCCGGCGCCCACACGCATGCTCTGTCGATCAATGCCGCAGGCGGCAATGAAACCCGCATGGCTAACCGGGCCTATCTGGCTTGCATCAAATATTGAGGTGCTTATGAGCGAAGAAATAACCGACCAGCAGGGGCAAGTGTTAGACCTGCCTGAGCCGGTAGAAGTGGTCGAGCCGCCCTCCTGGTGGGAGTTGCCCGGTGTTGAGGTGCCCAGGGTATGCAACGTGCACCGCGGCACCGGTGAGTACATCAGCGTAGGCCAAGCCGACCCTAGCCCGCTCGAGCCCGGCGTGTGGGTGCTGCCAGCGCATTGTTACCAGCTTGAGCCTCCGATGCTTGAGCCGGGGTTTGCGGCCCTACTCAACCGCGATGCCAGTGACTGGGTATTGGTCCGTGACCATCGTGGCGCCACGATCTACAGCACTGTGACAGGCGATCCGCGCCAGTGGCTGGCCTTGGGCGATCTACCCGAGGGTTACACGCTGCAGGCGCCGGAGTCGGAGTTCGATACCTGGCAAGGAGACAAGTGGACGCCCGACGAAAACGCTATTGCCGAGGCGGGGCGTAAAGCGGCATATCTCAAGCAGCAGCTGGCCAACCAGTACGCAACGGCACGCATCAGCACGCTACAGGATGCCGTCGCCCTGGATATGGCCACTGACGACGAGGTCGAGGCACTCAAGGCGTGGCAGATCTACCGCGTCGAGCTGAACCGCCTGGACATCACCACTGATGCCCCGCCTGATGCCGATTGGCCGGTCAGCCCCAACGATGAAGCGCTGGCCGTATGGCTGGCCCTGCAAAACGCTTAATCCCCCTCGCAACATCCTCACACCTCAAGGAAAAACATGACTGCAACTGCTCTGCCGGCCTCTGGCTGGCGCGCCTGGCTATTGCCTATACATCTGCTCGGATTCCTCTTGCAGGTGGCTATTTTGCTGCCCCTGCGGGTGGCTTTCATCCTCGCCGGATTCGTTGTTGTGCCCGTCGCATTGCTCTTTCGCAAGCACCACGCCGGCACGGCTACGCCCTTTACTCAATCGTCCGGCAATTGGCAGCTTGTGACGCTGCCGCGTTGGGCCTGGCCATGGGGTAATGACCGGGACGGCGCAGTCGGCGACAAGCGCGGCTGGTGGCACGTCCACGCACCGTTCGGCCTGGGTGCTTATCACTATCTGTCGATGCTGGTGTGGCTGGCTTTGCGCAATCCTGCCAATAACTTGCGGTTCACCCGCCTGTTCGGCTGCCCGGTGCTGGCCACCTCGGCCCGTTGGTGGGGCCGCGAGGAAGTAGAGGACGACCCTGGAAAGGGCGGGCTGCGCTTTCTTATGGCTACCTCGGGGCTGCTGCCCTTCTACGGCCTTTATTGGGTCCATGAGTGGGGCAATGGCCGCGCGCTGGTCGTGCAGATCGGATTTAAGGGCGAGCCCTCCGACTGGGTCGAGGACTATACGGGCGATACGCAGCGCCAGTGGAAGGGCTTCACCTGCGAAATCAACCCAATCAAGCGAATCGCTTAAAGGCCGCCATCAGCGGCCTTTTTTGTACCCGGAGATCAGCCAAATGGCTAACCAGAAAGACCATCCACGCCAACGCTACACCGTCCTCGTCAGTTATCCGCGCGGCGGTGGCCACTGGACCGAGGAGGGGCAAGAGCTCGACCTGCTCGAGGTAGAGGCCTCGGCCTGGGTCATGGCCGGTCGCCTCAAGCTGACCAGCGAAATCGAGGCCGAAGCGCCAACCGCCAAAAGCGCCGCCAAGGCCGTCAAGGAGTCCAAGTAATGCCGAAGATCCCGCAATTTGAACACAACGGCATTCTGCTCAATGCCACCGAAAGCCCGGAATCCATGGGGCCTTTGGGGCCTAACGTCGTAGGCCTGGTCGGCACCGCGCCGAACGCGGCCATGAGCATTCCTCGCAACGCCCCGTTCCGCATCAGCAACCTGACGCAAGCCGAGTTGCTGGACCCGACAGGCGCCGAGGCCGGGACTCTGTACCTGGTCGTCAAGAACATTCTGAAAGTCGTCACGGTGCCAATTTACGTGGTCGTAGTGCCGGCCGGCGCCACGGCTGACGACACGTTCAACGCTGTTATGGGTGGGCGCGATGCAACAACCGGCCGCCTGCTCGGCCTGCAAGCCCTTGCCGGCACCCCGGAAGATTTGACCATCATCGGCGCGCCAGGCTGGACCGGCCGTAAGGCTATGGCGAGTGAGTTCGCCTCGTTCGGGAAACGTATTCGAGCTCGCGTCGTGCTGGACGGTATCGACGGCACAGTCGAGGCGCAGACGGCATACAGCGACACCCTGGGCGGCGCTGCGCTGGGTTACGACCGTTGCCTGCTCGTTCACAACATGCCGAGCGTCTACTCCAAGGCAGCAAAGGCAAACGTGTTCCTGCCTCCGAGTGCTTTGGCCATTGCGGCTATGGCCTCGGTCAAGCCTTGGGAAAGCCCCGGCAACCAAGTGACCAATGCCGAGGACGTGTCGCGGCTTGTGAACTACAACATCCTCGACACGGCGACCGATGGTGACCTGCTCAACAGTTACGGGATCTGCTACTACGCCCGCACCAGCCTGGGCGGGTTCTCGCTGATCGGTAACCGCGCAGTCACCGGTAAGTTCATCAGCTACGTGGGCCTTGAGGACGCGCTGTCGCGCAAGCTGATCGCCAGCTCGCAAAAGGTCATGTCGAGAAACATGACCAAGTCTTTTTGGGATCAAGAGCTCAAGCGGATCAACGATTGGCTGCAAACGTTGGTCGCCGACGAGACTATCCCGGGCGGTAAGGTTTGGCTCCATCCCGAGTTGAACAGCACCGAGAACTACAAAAACGGGAAGTGGTACATCTGCATCGATTACGGCCGCTATGCGCCCAACGAAACGATGGTCTACATGCTCAACGCTTCCGACAAAATCATCGAAGAATTCCTCGAGGAGGTGCTCTAAATGGGCCAGCAAAACCGTACACGCATGGCGATCGCCGGCACTCTGCAGGGCATGGCGCTGATGGAGACGATTGACGACTTCGATGCGCCGAAACTCGAATTCGATATGGAAGCGATGCGGGGCGGTCGCTTCCTCGAAGAAGAAATGGCCAAGGGCATGAAAGCCCTGTCGACCAAGATCACGCTCAACGGCATCGGCCTGCCGATCTTGTCGCAAATGAACCTGCGCATCGGCGACGACGTGATTTTGCAGGTTCGCGAGGGTGGTAAGGACCAGAACGGCAACGACTACTGGACCTACCACACCAGCGGCGGGCAACTGAAGGCGCTGGAAGAAAAGACGATCAAGATGGGCGAAAAGCCGGTCACTGTGCTCGAGATCGCCAACCGCACCTATACGCGCGTCGAGAACGGCGTCGAGGTGGTCGACATCGATGCGCGCACGCAAAAGCTCGTGTTCAACGGCAAGGACTACATGGAAAGCGTTCGTCGTAACGTCCTGATGGTCTAAGGCGCCTCGCCTTCCGCCCCCCCTTCTAAACCGCCCGCTTGGGCGGTTTTTCTATTTCTGGTTCTGAGAAAATCCCGATGTCCTGGACTCCGATCGTTCATACCTTGCTGTGCCCTATCACCATTCCGGCAGACCCGAAGGTCAGTGGCTCCGAGCCCGCCACCATCGAGAAAATCGAGTTCAAGCCGTTTACTTACGGTGCCTATAAGCAGGCGCTGCGCGGCATCCCTGATGACGACGACGATGCGCGCTTCGAGGCCTTGGCGATCCTGGCCACCGGTCTTTCGGTTGAGGCTATCGACTGCCTCAAGCGCCCGGACTACGTTTCGCTTTCGCGGTACGTGCACGTTTACGTGACCAAGACCTCGACCGAGTACCAGTCGGCCCCTGTCGACCCTGACCGGCCCGTGCTGTTGATCCCGCTGTCGGCGGGTGGCCTCGAGCGCGAGTCGCTGACTCTGCAAATGCCAGCGATCAAGGCCGTGAAGGTGATGAAGAAACTGGCCAACGCCGATCAGCGCGCCGAGTGGATCACTGCGCATTGCGCCGACCTGATGGTCGATGACGTCCGTGCACTGTCGGTCCCCGACTGGAACCTGTTGCAGGAGCGCATCGGGGATTTTTTGAATCGCCCGGCTTCCTACTTTCAGAGCGTGACACCGACGTAATTCTCGACGTGGTCCCGTTGGTCTACTCGGCCACGGAGTCCGAGATTCTGGAGTGGGACGTCGACAAGGCGATGCGCCGTTATGAGATCGCGCTAATGCGTCTCGGTGTTAAACAGGAGTAGGCACGGTGGCCGAGTCTAAGTATTCCTTGAAGCTGGCGGCCGTCGATGGGTTTTCGACCACGTTCGGCAGTTTCGAGAAGGGCGCCGGGAGGTTGAAGGCCTCAATCAAGGCGCAACAAGCGACGCTGCGGGAGCTCAACAGCCAGGCCAAGGACGTGTCGGGCTTCGAGGCTCTGACGTTGAAGGTCAAGCAGACGGAGGAAGCGGTAAAGTCGGCCCGTGCTGAGCAGGCTCGGCTAAGTCGTGAGCAGGCCACGGCGACCGCGAAGGCGGCCGAGCTCGCCCAGTCCTACGGGAAGGCGGTTGCAGCTACCAAGGCGCTCGAGGCCTCTACCGACGCCTCGGCTGATGATGTTGCGCGGGCCCGCCTCGAGCAGGAGCGCTTGGGTAAGGAGCTGGATCTCGCCACGGTTGCCACGCGAAAGCTCGACACGCAGCAGGACAAGGCCCGTGCCGGCGTCCAGTCCCTTGAGCGTGCGCAGTCGCGGGAGCGCGCCCAGCTCGACAGCCTGGCCACGTCCCTCGGAAAGGCCGGCATCGACACAAACAAGCTGGCCGATGCGCAGGAGCGGCTAAAGGCTGACACCAAGCAGGCGACGGCGGCGCTCGATGCGCAAAGGGCCAAGCTCGATGCAGTCGCCAGGGCGTCCGGGCGGATGTCCGAGAACCGTGCGGCCCGCGCGGATCTTCGCGGGAAGATGGTCGAGACGGCCGCGCTTGGCTACCTGGCGAGTCGGCCGATCGATCAGGCTATGCAGCTTGAAACCGCGATGGCAGACGTCGGCAAGGTCCTGACGTTCTCGGATGACGAGCAAGAGCAGGCGGCCGGCATCAAGTCGATGGCGGCCGATAACCTGGTGATGGCCAGCGATCGCAAGATCGCGAGCGCTGGCATGACAGCCGTTGACCTGGCCAAAATCGAGTATGCGGCAGGGCAGAGCGGCATAGGTAAGGATGAAAAGACGCCTGAGCGTCGCCGTGCTGCCATCATGGACTTTACCCGCGATGCCGCCACCATGGGCGCGGCGTTCGACATCGATGCGCAGACTGCCGGCGAAACCATGGCGGGCTGGCAAGCCTCTATGAAGCTGGATCGAGGCAAAACGCTCGACCTGGCCGACGCTACCAACTACCTCGGCAACAACTTCAACGCCAAAGCGGCCGATATTGCGGCGGTCGTTAAGCGCTTCGGCGCTGTCGGCTCGGCCTCGGGCATGGCGCCCGAGCAGACGGCGGCGCTGACAACAGCGCTGCTCAACCCGGGCACAGAGAAGGAAATCGCCGGCACCGGCTTCAAGAACTTCTTGGCCGCGCTTACGGCAGGCGACTCGGCGCCAAAGGCGAAAAGAGAGCAGTGGAAAGAGCTCGGGTTTAGCCCGCAAGAACTTGCGGCTGACATGCAGAAAGACGCCCCCGCGACAATTATGCGGGTGCTGACTGCGATTAAGTCTGCGCCCAAAGAGGAGCAGGCCGCGCTTTCAACGACGCTTTTCGGGTCCGAGTCGATTGGTGCAATTCAGCCGCTTATCGAGAACCTCGAGCCGCTGGAGCAGGCCTTCGCGATGGTCGCCGACAAGTCGAAATATGCGACATCGGTGCTGGGCGATCAGGCGTCAATGATGCAGGAGGCCGAAGGCGTCGCGAAGACTTCGCGCACGAGCTGGAACGCCTTCACGGCTCGCCTCACGCGACTTACGACGGTTGTCGGCAACGCCATGCTTCCTGCGCTCAATGCCGTGCTGATGCCGCTGGGGGCGCTGGTGGACGCCTTGAGCTGGGCCGGGGAAACCTTCCCCAATGTCACTGGTGCAATTGCGGTGGCAGCGGGCGGCCTGGCTGCGCTCAAGGTGGGCGCGCTTGGCATGAAATTCTTGGGCCTGATGGTTGGCCAGGCGTTCAACAAGGCCGGAATGGCCAGGGCAAAACTGGACGTGCGGACGGCGCAAACAGCGACCAATGCCGATCGAGCCGTGGGGCGATTGAATGCTGCGCTTGCCCGGATCTCGGGTGGCGCCCCGGGTGGTGGCGCGGATCTCGAGCCAGGCGGTCGGCGCAAGTCGCGCGGGCGGCGCCTGGCCGCTCGAGTAGCCAAGGTCGGCAAGGTTGCTGGCCGTGTGGCTGTGCCTTTAGCGGTGGCTGCATCTGGTATCGAGGCGCTCAATGGCTTGCAAGCCGGCGATTCAAAGGCGGTCGGTAGTGGCGTTGGTGGTGCAGCGGGAGGGCTGGCCGGCGCCTGGGCAGGAGGCGCAGCCGGCGCGGCGATTGGCACGCTGATCTTGCCAGGCCTTGGCACTGCCGTTGGCAGCGCCATCGGGGGCTTGGTCGGTGGCTTGAGCGGGTCCGAGCTCGGCTCGTGGCTCGGCGAAAAGGGTGGGCAGGCCTATGACTGGCTGACGTCTAAACCTGAGCCCAAGGCGGCGGCCGTCAAAGAGCCCGCTGCTGCGCCTGCGGTTGCGGCTCAAGCCGGCGTAGCGCCGCCAGGCGCGCAGTATGGCCCGGGCGGTGAGAGTCCCTTTGTCGTGCCGGCGCTGACGGCCGAGCAGGTGCGGTTCCCTGGTGCTAGCTTGGTCAAGCCTGGGGATCAGGGGCAGAGCGGCTCGGGGCTTGCGGTTGCGGCTCAAGTCGGCGTAGCGCCGCCAGGTGTGCAGTACGGCCCGGGCGGTGAGAGTCCCTTTGTCGTGCCGGCGCTGACGGCCGAGCAGGTGCGGTTCCCTGGTGCTGACTTGGTCGCGCCTGGGTATCAAGGGCAGAGCGGGGCGGCGCTTTCGGTTGCGGCTCAAACAGGCGTAACGCCGCCAGGTGTGCAATACGGCCCGGGGGGTGAGAGTCCATTCGTGGTGCCGGCGCTTACTGCGGGCCGTGTGCGCTTCCCTGGCGCGGACTTAGTGCCGCCTGGGTATCGGGGGCAGTACGAGGCGGATCAAGCGCGTATGGCGCAAGCCAAGCCCGTTCCGGGCAAGGTGGACCCCTTCGCGCTTCCCGCGCTGACGGCTGCACAGGTCAATTTCCCGGGTGCGGCGCCAGCACTGCCGGCACCAGAGGCTAAGGCGCTGGCCATGTCGGTCACTGCCGCGCCTCCTGCGGGCCCGGGAGGGACTGGGGTTCTTGGTTCGCTCGATCAGCTCTTGGGTAGCCTGGGTGACAAGCTCGACGGGTTTATGCGCAGCATCGCAGATCGATTGCAGGCGCCCGGAGAGGTGCAAAAGCAAGTAGCGCAGGCCTCGGATAATCGGCAAATCACGTTCGCGCCGCATCTGGTGGTTAACGGTGCGGATCAAGCAACGACCCTGGCGCTTTCGCAGAAAATCATGGCCGACCTACGCGCGCAGTTCCTGCCCCTGATGTCGGGCGATGCGCTGGGTGTTCGGCGTAGTGCGTCATTAGGTGATGGGAGTGCAGCGTAATGCGCCAGCAAATGGCAATTGGTGGGTTTGTGTTCGGGCTGGCCAAGGGCTTCTGCTATGAGCGCCTCGAGCGTCAGACCTCTGGCGGGTGGGTCGATCTGGACATCATCGCCAGCAAGCCTATGTCGCACCAGACGGGCCAGGATCTCGAGACCCTGCGTCTGTCTGGTTCTGCCATGTACGGCCCTGCAATGGAGCGCCTTGACGACTTGCGCGCGCTGGTCGATGCCAGGGTGCCTTACGTGCTTGTTGACGGCGTGGGGCGAAACTGGGGCCGTTGGCGGATCGATCGGCTGAGTGAGAGCCAGGCGCGCGTTATCGATGACGGTACGGCGATGGTGGTGGACTGGACGCTCGAGCTAAAGGAATTCGTCAATGCGTAGGGTGCGCAGTATCGCCGGGGACTCGGTCGCAGTCTTGCTCTATCGCGAGCTCGGCCGCTGTGACGACGAGGCAGAGGAAGCGCTGTGGCTTATCAATCCGGGTCTCGCTGAATACGGGCCGGTCTTGCCGGCAGGGGTGCTGGTGGCCATGCCTGAGTTGAGCGAGAAGGCTCAAAAGGCTAAGCCCGTGTCGCCATGGGATTAGAGGTGGTTTATGGCTGTAGGATTTACGCCGCAAGTTGAGGTGTATGGCGCTGGCGCCGCACTTATCAATAAGCGGCTCATTGACTGGGAATACACGGACGCGGCGGGCATCGAGTCGGATCAATTGAAGCTCACTGTCAACACGGAGGGCATTGATTCGCTGCCAGAGGCCGGCGCAAAGGTCGGTATTCGCATTGGCTATAAGGAGACGGGGCTCGTTGATAAAGGCGAGTTCATAATCAGTCGGCGCACGCCTAACCTGTTCCCGCCTCGGCTGTCGATCGTGGCTACAGCGGCGCCTTTCACGCCTACGGACGGTGCCGGGTTTAGGGCCAGGCGCAGCGCCAGCCATGGCCCTACAACCTTGGGGGCGCTGTTCAAAAAGCTGACCGGTGGATATGGGTTTTCGCCGCGCGTGGCATCTGATCTGGCCTCGATCCCAATCGCCCACGTCGACCAGTCGAACGAAACGGACATGGCTTTTCTGACGCGCCTGGCGCGAGATCATGACGCGGTGGCCAAGCCTCTCGGCTCGCTCTACGTGCTGGCCAGGCGCGGCAAGGTTAAGAGCCTATCGGGTCAGAATCTGGCGCCTGTGACCCTGTCGGTCACAACTGATAATCGCCCAGGCGACCGGGCCTTTGTTATGGCCAGCATCGACGATGATACGAGGGTCAAGTTCAAGGGTTGCCGCACGACCTGGTGGGACGGAGAGGCCGCAAAGGAATGCACCGTAGAAGTGGGTGCCGAGCCGTTCAAGCGCATGCGCAAGCGCTATCAGGGTGAGGCTGAGGCGCGGGCGGCGGCCGAGGGCCAAGCGCGCAAGCAAGAGCGCGAGTCGGTCAAACTTAGGGTGGATTGCCCAGGAAATGCCGACCTTTGCGCTGAGGGTCTATTGAACCTCGACGAGTCATGGCCGCCTTTCATGAGGAGCAAATGGTCGATCGACAAGGTTGTCCATAGTGGGAGTCGCCAGCAGAGTTACCGATGCTCGATCGACGCCACGTATCCCAAGGAATGAAAAAGCCCCCACTGCCTAGCGGCGGTGGGGGCCTTTTTTCGTTTTTAGATCAGGCGTTTTTTCTGCCTCGCTGGGCGCAGTGCTTGAATAGGCGGTATAGGACTATGACCGCGATGATAAAGCCCTCGAGGGCCATGCCGAGCAAGCTCTCGGCAGCGCTGGAGTTATGGTTCATTGGGCAGCCCTCTCGGTGCGGCCTGTGGGCGCCTGTGAGAGCTCGCGCTTTAGCCAGGCCTGAAACGCAAGTGAGTCGTGCGGGGTCCCTATTTCAGGCATGCGATCGGGGATCGAGCGTACAAAGTCGGCAAAGGCGGTGAACTCGCTGCGCCGGCTTGCGAGCTGGTGGTCCTTGAGTGCGCGATCGACGTCGGCCTCTCGCAGGGCCTCAAGCGCAGGGTTTAGCAGATCGACGGCTAGAGCTACGATCTCGGTCGCGCGCTCGCTGGCTGGCGCCTCCCGGCCGAGGTAGTGGTCGACCATTGAAATAGCTCCAAAGTCCTCGCCCAGCCAGGCGGCCAGGGCTTGCGCCGCTTCTTCTATGAACTGTGCTTGCGTGCGTTGTGAGCTCATTTCGTGCGCTCCCCCAATGCCTTTTTGATTCCCTCGGCAAATCGGGGGGAGCTGAATTCTCCGGCGTACTGGGCGACCAACGTCCTGTAGTCGGGGTGGGTTATCTTGCTTAGGGGCAGGGCGAGCAGCATGGTATAGTCTGTAGCGGACATAGTGTTACCTCACAGGGTTTTGCTTTGTTCAGCCTGGGAGCGGTTGCCGCCGCTTCCAGGCATCTCTACTTGCCGCCTCGATTAACCGAGTAGGCCAAGTTTCTGTAGCCGCCGCTCGAGCTCGTCGAGGTCTGGTATCTCCTGCCGGCCTTCGCCTGCGGCGTATTTCTTGAAAAGGTCGTCCATTGCTTCCATGAGCAGCGCTTTATGGGTTGCTCTGCTTGGCGCAAGGCTGCCGATCTCGTTCAGCCCTTGCTGGTAGGCAACGGGGCCTTTGAAATAGATCCTCTCCTCTTTTTCCTCGGTGAGGGCTCTTGTGGCCCGGATGTCGCCGGCACGTTTCTCTGCCTGTGGCGGCATGCTGATAGCGCCCTTTTTCATCCTAGAACCTCCAAAATCTCTTTGGCTATTGCCTCTATTTCGAGGCGTGCTTCGTTGCCTGGCGGCAGGTCCATAACGCTCGTGCCTGTGCTGGCCACTTCGGTATAGGCAACTCGGATATGCGTTCTGCCGCGCATTATTGGGAGCTCGTAGCTTTCGAGCGATTCGGCCACGTCGCGCGCCATGACGGTGTTTACGATCGCTTGCGAGACGAGGATGCGCGCCTCTGGCTTGCCGTCGGTGAGGGCCTGGCGCTCTCTTACGAGCCCTGCGGTGTTGATACCTGCCCACACGTCAAAGCCGCTCGGTCTGACTGGAATTATCACGAGCTCGCTGACCTTGATTGCGTCCACCGTGACTGCGTCGGTGGTCGGCTGGCCGTCAATGATGACGTAGTCGAAGCCATGCGAAACGCTTCGCAAGTCGCGTTGTAGCTTCTTCATCACGATGACGGCAATTTCCCCAGGTCCGTCGTTCTCATGCGTGAAATTAGACCATGTGGATGCGGAGGCTTGCGGGTCGTGGTCTACGATCAACACTCGCTTGCCCTGCCTGGCCAGGTAGGAGGCAACGTTCGTTGCTCCGGTTGACTTCCCGGCCCCTCCTTTCTCGCAAAGGAATGCAAAAACTCTAGCTGCCATGATAGCGCTCCTTGGTTATCTCGCTAGGATTCTATGCGCAAAAACGTAAAGACGCAAATACGTTTTTGCGTAAATCAGGCTTTAGATTTTAGCCCCGCAGGGAAATAGCGTCCCCCGCTAGGGGGAGGTCCTTTCTAGCCTTGCCTTGGGCCCAGTAAATACGGGCCTTGGGCCTAATGCATGCGGCTGGTCCTTTCTGGCTGTCCCTTTGTGTATGTGCGCGATTGGGTGGGCGCGCTTTCATCTTGGTTCGCATTGGCCAATGGGCAGACTGTGACGACTCTAAAGCCTCGTCCCTATCTACATGGTAGGGCAAAAAGAGTATGCCAATTCATCCATACCAATAAAGCCCTACTTTATAGCCGCATCCACCCCTACACATACATACACACAAAGCCCTCCATTTGGTAGGGCCTCACATGTATGCACATTTCCC